TCCAATTCCGCCACACGCTTTTCGAGCAATTCGATTCGCTCAATCATCGTCGGAGCTGGCTTTGGCTCAGCAAATGGGGATTCAAAAGATCCCCCGCCGCCCTTGTGTTCAACCGCTGGTTCAACAACTGGAGGAATCACAGGTTCGGCCGGAGAGGAGGAAGCCTGCGCTGCCTCCTCCTCGCTGGCCTCATCCTTCAAGGCAGGATCGCTGACAGGTTCAGAAGGAGAAGAAGAGGCACTTGCATCATCGGTGACGGCTGGCTGGTCGATCGCCGTAGATGTAGTTGCCTCAGTTTCAGGAGTTGCCGGAGTTTCAAGGACAGTAGACGTGACCACCTCCTCGCTAACATTTTCAGAAGCTACAGGAGCAGGATTCGTTGCGGCTTTCTTTGCCATTGTCAGTTCACTTTCAAAAACACTTCAGAGAAGAAGGAAAGGCCAGCCAGCCAAGAGACAGGGCAAAGGCCAACAAAAATCAGATCGCGTTGCTGAACAGAATTCCGGTCGCTGGGGCCGTCATGACGTAAACCCAGTTTTCAGACACAGCACCGTCGACCAACTTGTTCCAGGTGTCAGTCTTCGCTTCGACGTTCATTTCTTCATGAGCGAAGCAGGTGATTGTGCTGAACGATGGAGCCCCGTACTTTCCTTCGATTCCACCCGGACGGGCAGTGATGAAAGGAGTATCGCCGGCCAAGACGTATGAGCTTGCCAGAGTTGCCCCGGGCTTGCTGGTAACGCGAACCGTGTCTTCGATGACCAATTCAACGCCGAACAGATACTTCGGCAGGTCATAGTCCACGTTTGGATTCTCGTTCATCGTTTCACCCTTCAAGCTCGCCAAGGCGAACGGGCTCTTTGCAATGAAGTCGACGACTTCCTGACACTCAGAAATCTGCTGAGCACAATCAGGACCGATAACCAGCTGCAAATCTTTCCTCTTGACAGCTCCCAGCGTAGCCTTGTGAACCTGTTTGACCGCTGCATTGATGGACTTGCGGATCGTGCTTCGAGCGACCGTTGACGCGCCCCATCGGCTGGAGTCACCGGAAATGCTGGTGACATCAATCAGATTCGATGCCGCGTAGTTGCCGGAAGTCGTGGCCACGGAGATGGCTCGCGTTGCACGATGAGTCATCGCCTTCTGCTGCTGAATGCGAGCATGGCGTTCAACGTTATCCCATGCTGCGTTTTCAACGCCCAGCTGACCGAGCGTAAAGCCGAAGTTCTTTCGGCGAGTGGTGTAAGGCAGGAATTCATGATCCGCCGTTCCGTCGACACCTGACGGACGCTGAGCACCATCCGGCCAATCGACCTCAAGGCCAGTTGCCGAAATACGACCGGCCGCCGCAATGTCGAGATTCAGGTAAAGGCCAACCGTCGGAGCATTCGGAACAACCTGAGTGTAACGATTCACCGGGAAGCTGGAGGGCTTGCGAGCGAAGTCGATAATCAGTGAGCGTTTCTGCTCGAACGTTGGAACAAAGGTGTTATTACCACCTGGGGCGACCATAGTCATGGCTGGAAATCCTTAGAAAAATTCAGAGATTCAGAGTGTGTTTTTGTGGCTTCATGTCACATGCCAGCCAGTTGCATGTGACATAAAGAATCAGTTTTCAGGGTTCAGATTACGCAGAGACGATGAGGACCGGAGTAACACGAATCAATTCGCCAGATACGCCAGATTCGTCAGCAATCGCCCCTGCATACTTGCCAGAAGTCGCTGTAACGCCCTTCCCATTCGCATCAGGCATAATGAGAGAACCACGGGTGACAGTTCCGCCAAGCTCAAGGAAAACCGTTGAATCATGAGGATCGCCGGACATTCCCGGCTGATGAACCTGAATCAGGCCGCCGGAAGTACCGGCCGCCGTAGAAGCTCCAGACGTTGGAGCAACTTCAGACCACCGCTGAGAGATCCCGCAAGGCAAAGCATCAGCATCAGCCTGCAGAACCGTAAAGTCTGCCGCAGTGCTACGCTTCACGAAGCGAGCCGGATTGATCGTTCCACCACACGCAAAAGTTTTCATTGTTCAGACTCCAGATCGGCGAGAAACACTATCAAAAAACGGCTTCAATCAGCCGACGATTTCACTTGTTGCAAGCCCCGCAGGTTCAGGCTTTGGCAGGGAATGACTTATTGTTGCGGAGATAGATCTCTTTGGCATCCGCGTAATTCACATCGTGTTCGATGCAGTATTTTTCGATCTTTGGCAGGTCCGCAGTCGGATCGATTACATTCTCAGACTTTGACGGGCCGACCTTGCCATTCCCCGTTGACGAAACGTTGACACCATCAGACAGAGCCGCATAGTCCGGCATGTTCGTCAGCGTTCGCTGATAGTTGTCAGTGATGATCTGAACGTGGGCGTCGAACTGTTCAGGCGAGTAGCCAGCAGTCCGCTCAAGTTCAACTTCCGGCTTCAGGATGTAATCTGTTGAAAGCTTCTCAAGGCGTGAGTAGCGTTCAATCCGAGTCTTCTCTCCGTCGATCTCAGCAATCTTTGCAAGGGCGTCAGAAAGCTGTTTGCGAAGCTGGGCGTTTGCGTCCATCACATCGCGAAGCTGGCGAGAGTAATTGTCTTTATCTTTGTCCTGGACCATTGGAGGCATCCCGGGTTTCGGAGGAATCGGAGGAGCCCCAGCCGCCGGAGCAGATGGAGCTGGATTTTGAGCAGGAGGAGCCACAGGAGAAACGGCCGGAGAAGAGGAGGCCACCGGCGCGGGGTTTCCATCACCACCATTCACCGACGGATCAGGCTGAACAGGAGCAGCCCCACCGGCCGCCGCTGGATCCTGACCGGGAGCCCCGGGAGCCGGAGCAGTTGGATCAGGAGGAATCTCATTCTGGACCGCAGGGTTTGGCATTCCGGAATTCCCGGCTTGCCGCATCAGGCCCAACAGGAATTGCTGGGGCTGAGTTTCCATGAAGATTTCAAGGAACTCTTCCAAGGTCAGGTCAGAAAGCTTTGTTCCTTGTCCGCTGCTGACTGGAGTCTGGGAAGGGTTCGCTGAATAAGAATCCGCCATTGGTTTTCGCCCATCGGGTGAAGCTTTGAACGATGGCACAAAAGTGTTATTGCCGCCTGGAAAGACAGCCGAATAACACTCAACAAAAACCGGCGATTCATCCGCGGATCTTCGCGAATAGTGAGCCGGAGGAAGATTCAATCGAGGCATTTCTTCGCCGAGCGTTGCGATCGGATAAAAGAACCGATCTCTCATCCGCGAATATCGCCAAACTTCTGGCGACCGTCCGACCCGCTTTCGGAGTTCAGGAACGGCATCCTTCATGTGGTATTCGGTCCCAAAAATCGCCCATCGGGGATTCTTGCGGCCGATCATGCCCAACTTATACGGACCTGCAAACCCGAGGACTTCCGGCATTTGCCGTTCACCCTCTTTTGCTCCCGGCTTTTGTCCGGTATGTCCGCGAGTGATCGGGCTGAATTCGTCATGATCCAAAATTCGATCATTCATCCCGTCCACCATTTCGGCCAGTTCATCGCGGCCGTAATGCTGAGCGGGGATCTCTTTATCCTGAATCTTCTGAGCTGGCACAGTGTGTTCGTGGAACATCGCCACGTTATGCAGCCGCTGATACTGATCAGGAGTGAAACGAGATTCAACCAGTTCACTGATTGTCGGATCTTCGCCGCGATGTTCATCCCAAGCAGCAAAACAAGCTTTGTTTCGCTTCGAGGTATCAGGCATTTCACCCGCCATCGCTTCATGAAAGCGAATCGCGAATTGAGGCTGAGTCTCGTTTTCGTTTGGAATGAGCATCGAGAATCTTGAATCCGTAAACGACAAAAGCCCCGCCGAAACCGGTTAAGGCTTCGACGGGGCTTTTTGCTGACCGTCATTGTCAAATCTGAATCTGAATTTCAGAGCACATGCATGAAACGCAAATTGCCTTACGTTCCATGCATGTGACATCCAAGTTCAGAGATGTTGAATAAATTCCGTCCGGGTGTCAACAACAGAGCCAAGAAAAAAAGAATAGGTCACAGAAATTTCTGCATCCTCATTCGGAAGGCCGTCTTTCGGAAGATCCTTTTCCATATCGCGGATGATATCGGCCGGGAGGAGAAGCTTCGCACGATCGGTGACAGGCTCCCGATTCAGGACCGGACAAACGACAACGCGAATCGTGGCCCGCCGAGACTTCGCATTGCGATAGCAAACGCGGCATTCAACAACGCCAGTAAATTTCTTGCGTTCTGACCTCGCGATTGTCGCGGTTGATCGTTGCGTGAAAATCTGCCAGTCCATTACTTTTTCCGATCGGGGAAAAACTCCAGATTCCGAATCTGGGCCGCTTCCTGCTGCTGAGCCGCCGCTTCCTTCTCCTGCTCCCACTTCATTTCCTGAACAACCGCGTTCACTTTGTAGGCCAGGTAAACCCTGATCAGGAAGAATGCAATCAGAATCCCGACAACAACCGCCGCAACAGTCTTTGCGAATTGCTTCACGTTAGTTTTCCTCTCCCGGTCGCATCTTTCCAACCATAATCCCCCGATGATTCAGATACTCCTGAATCATGGCCGTCAGCCCCTCAATCGCTTTGGTATTGCGGGTGAACGTTATGATTGTGAGCCTATTGGAAAGGCCAATTTGTTTCCAGCAAGACTGGCAAACCGGGACCATCGTGCAGCCGTCCGGCATGAAAGGAGGGCACATTTCGAGACATCCGGCGCACCGGTATTGATGATTGGTGAGATTCGGAGCGCCCTGTTTTATCTTCTTCGGATTGTGGGAATCCGGACCATTCGGAAGGCTGCCAGCCATTTAATCGACCCCAGCCATCTTGGCTTTTTCGTGATTACCTCACTCTCTGAGGAGTTCCACGCTCCAGCCGGCCGCGATCCATGTTCCCAACATTCGGCCGATGAGCAGTTGGAGAATATCGCCCCACGACAGCGTTGGGCAATGGACTTGTGAGAATTTCGGTCCTGCCATCGGAATAAACCGCCGTCCGCGTTCTCCGCTGAAATCGCTGAATCCCCATGTTCACCAGAGCCCGCCGAGGCAAATAGCCCTGCGCCGCTCGAGTCAGATTGTACGTGAACTGATGACCGGCGACCGTTCCCCGGATTCGCAACCGATCCCAGACCCATTTTCCTTTTGAGCCCGCCTGCTGCAAATCCTCAAACCAATCCGGATGAACATCATCGTATTCATACGTTGGCCCGCCGACGGTCCCAGATCGACCCGACCGACGGTCCTTTTGTTTGTAACGAATGATGAGTTTAGATTTTAGTGGATAATCTAAGTTAAACCTGAATCCGATTGAGTGAACGTTGCTCGACTGAACGGCAACCATAACACCGGTCAAAACCGGATCGTCCGGGACTAGGATTCTGTGATATCCCGGCCCGCGAATTTCCCATCGGCCATCTGACAAAATTCTGACATTCGGATGAGGCCCGAGGGCATAGTCAGTTGCAGGAGGAAGGCGATTCGCCCCGTTGAATGGAACATTCCCGCCATTTCCAGAACCGCCGGAGTTTCGGCCGGGAGGAGAGGGGGCATTTTGCCGAGGCGGATTCGGTTGTCTTGGCTGCCGCGGTTGAATCGGTGGCAATTCCGGAACGTCAGCCCCTTCAAACCAATCCTCGACTCTTCGGCCGCCGGCCTGCTCAGGTGTCACTTCGTCTTCGACCAATTGAGGCGCGAACTGACTCAGCATGTTCAGAGCTTGCTGAACGTTGTTCCTGATCGGATTCAGGGACTGAGAACCCTCGCGACCTCGGAGCCACGATTGAAGCAGCTGGCCGGGAGTTCCCAGAGAATTCAGAACCTGACTTACCAGAGAGTTCGCCTGCTCCCTGGCCAACCGCTCGACCGATTCAGCCATTCGAACTAACTGAGATCCGACCGGCAGAGCTCCACCAGTTCCACGCAATGCGGATGCAAGTTGCCGCGAATCCGATTGAAGCTGCTGAGCCGTCTGGGAATGCGGGTACTGCAGAGCCCGCTTCATTCGTTCCAGAATTTCAGTAGCTCGCCGAACGTTTTCCCGGGCTTGCTGGTTCCGATTGGAGTTCGGGAACAGTTTGTTGTTTTGCATGGCCATTACTGAAAATCCTCCTGCTCATGATTTTGCTTCTTCCCCCGGCCGTAACGCCCGCCGAAAGAAGTTTCCATTCCACCACCAGCCAGAAGATCCCGCCAATTCCCGTTGCTCTTTGCGACACTTTGAGCCGCTTTCGAATTCGACCGAGCCGACTCGATTGTCAGACCCAACTGGGAATCATCGCTGAACGTAAGATACCTCAGCGCGTCCATGCAGTGATCATCAAACTTCAAAGGTTCCGGCCGAGGATTCAAAGGGTTATCACTTTGGCCATCGGCGCCCGATCCCTTCACCCAGCGATATTTCTTGATTTCTCGAATCGTGTTCACGCACGAATAGTGAATGAACAGCCGCGGCCGATTGATCATCGATTCGGTGAACTCATTCCATTCCGGGATTGATCGTTTGAGCAACCATTGAACGTGCTCAATGCCCTCAATCACAGAGTTCCGAGCCATCGACATATTGATGTTCGAAATCTCTTCGCCCATCTGCTTAGCGATCCGGCCCAGCTGCTGAGCCAACCGGATGTTTCCCGGGCTCGCTGGATCCGCGTAAGTCGTTCCGTACCACGGCTGATTCGGCCAGGGATGCCGCTTCACGACATCAATCAGATGATCAACCGTCGTTTTCTCCTGATCGGTGGAGTACAGTTCATCGTAAACAAACCATTGTGAGAGACGATTACGAGCGCCCCACAAGCAGACGAAAGCATTCTGAGGACCGGCCCCCCAGTCGATTGCCCGACGGTGAGAACAATTCCCGGACAAAATCCAGTCGAAAATCTCATCGCCGACCACATGGACAGTCGGATCAAATGACTTGTAAATCACTCCTTCAAAGGCTGCAAACAGCCCTTTCAGCCGCATCCCAAGAGACTCTTTCGGGATCATCCCGAAGTATTCGTCGAACCACTCCTTTGATACGTGGCCCGCTTCCATCGCACATTCAGTGTTCGCATGGAAAACTTCCCAGTCATCGGGCAAGTATTTCATATTTGAACGAAGAGTGATCTTCTCAGCTTTTGGCCTTCCCTTGCTGTCAACTTCGGGTTTCGGCCGCTTGCCGTTCGCGATCATCTCTTCAATGTCGCCGGATAAATCCGGATCGACCGGCGTATATTCGACCATCTTGGAGCCGGGAAGATTGTATTCACGGCATCCGCGTAAAACTTCAGTGAATACGCTCCAAGGGAATTGCTCGACAAAGGCGAAACCGCCGATGGATCGAGCCATCAT